AAAGGCAATATGATGACTACCACTGAGGCACACATGATGAATAAGCGAGTGAAGTCCAATCTCAAGCAAGTGATTGAGCTTTACGACAGTCCTGACCAGCCAGCACAGCGCACATGGGTTGGGCTGACGGATGAGGAGTTATCAGAGGTTTACAACCAAGCCGAGTGGCAGTCTTGGTGTTTCAATGGCTGGGAATACGAACGAGCCATCGAAGCCAAACTCAAGGAGAAGAACTGTGGCTAGTAAGTTTCTACGTCATATCGCCTGTGAGCACTGCGGTAGCAAGGACGCTAACAGTCTCTATGACGATGGGCATACACACTGCTTCAGTTGCGGTGTAACCGAGCACGAAGGTGCTTACGATGAGCGAACGGTAATGAGGGACGCTGTAGCCCCCAGCGGAGCGAACAAGAAAGCTATTATGGACATTCGAGGAACAGTAAAATCAATCCCTGACCGAGGTATCAGTCAGGCCACTTGTGAGAAGTATGGAGTAACCACCGATGGAGACTATCAGTATTATCCTTACACTGACGGAGATGGAGTTAGAACGGCTGTTAAGCAACGCAGTGTTCCTACAAAGCAATTCTCCATCTCAGGAGACTTCGGGCGAGCAACACTATTCGGTCAGCATCTCTTTCACGCTGGAGGAAAAGCTGTCACCATCACAGAAGGAGAGCTTGACGCTCTCGCAGCTTTCCAGATGCAAGGATCTCTCTACCCTACAGTGAGTATCAGGAATGGCGCTCAGGCTGCTCTGAAGGACTGTAAGGCACAGTATGAGTGGCTGAACAGCTTCGACTCTGTGGTTATCTGCTTTGATGCTGATGAGCCGGGGAAGAAGGCGGCTAAGGAAGTGGCTGAATTGTTCGGTAACAAGGCCAAGATCATGCAACACAAGAGTGGACACAAGGATGCTTGTGACTACCTGATTGCAGGAGCGACCAAGGACTTTGTTAACGAGTGGTGGAGGGCTAGTCCTTATACCCCAGATGGGATCATCAACGGTAGGGACTTATGGGAAGAGCTTCGTAAGCCTAAGCAGTTGCCTGATGCGTCATGGCCTTATGCCAAACTCAACGGCATGATGGCAGGCTTGCGTAAGCGGGAGTTGATTACCATTGCCGCAGGAACAGGACAAGGTAAATCTACCTTCTTGCGTCAGTTGATTCACCACTTGTTGATGACAACTAACGACAATATTGGAATGGCTTTCTTGGAAGAATCCCCAGAGCGAACTGCTTTGGGTATCATGTCCATTGAAGCGGGTAAGCCTCTACATTTGCCTCAGACAGAGTACACCGAAGAGGAACTAGAAAAGGCTTACTTGAAGACGATGGGCACGGGTCGCTGTGTGTTGTTTAATCACTTTGGTTCATTGGATATTGACAATGTGCTGAATCGGTTGCGGTACATGGTTAAAGCACAGAACTGTCAGTGGGTTATTTTGGATCACTATCAAATGATCCTGTCAGGAATGGACACAGACGAGCGTAAAGGACTTGATATGTTGCTTACAAAGTTGCGTACATTTGTCGAGGAGACAGGAGTAGGTTTGTTTGGCATCTCACATACCCGCCGACAGGACGGTAAAGGCTTAGAAAACGGGGCTGAAATCAGCTTGTCGTCCTTACGAGGTACTCAAGGTATCAGTCAGTTGTCTGATGCGGTTATCGGACTTCAAAGGGATCAGCAGAATGACGATGAAGCTAAACGGAATACAACTGAACTTCGATTGTTAAAGTCACGGTTTACAGGCGAGACCGGCCCCGCTGGTAGTCTGTATTTTGATAAGAAAGTAAACAAATTAGTAGAAGTTGCTGAAGAATCTTTATAATTTTGCAGAAAAGTGTTGACAGTTTCGTGATCATAGTGTATAATAATACTGGTCACAAAAGGAGTTAACATGACACAATGTAAAGTTTGCGCCCAAGAGCTACCTGATGAAAAGTTTGGTAACACCTACCATACCCTTTCTGACGGTACTCGAAAGGTCTATAAAGATTCAACCTGTATGGTTTGCCGCAGAAAAAAACACTTGGAGAACCCTGAAAAGAAGGAGATTCATAAGAAAGGATCGAGTACTTGGTATAAGAATAATCCCGGTAAAGCAAAGGAACAACGCCTACGCCGATACGGTATTACATTACAGCAATACAATCAGCTTAGAGAAGACCAGAACTATTGTTGTGCTATCTGCGGAAGACATGAAGAAGATGTTGAACAAGGTAGGGCAGTAACTAGTAGTACCGCATTGTGTGTAGATCATTGCCATACAACCGATAAAGTTCGGGGGCTTCTCTGCACTAACTGTAATACAATGATTGGAAAGTCTAAGGATGATGTTTCCGTTTTAGAAGCAGCAATTACATATTTGGAGAACACATGACAGCAAGCGATGGCGGTAAAGGATCAGCACCACGACCTATCCCTGACCCTCAGAAGTTCAGAGATAACTGGGATGCTATATTCGGTAAGAAGGATAAGGACAAGAAATGACTAAAGATGAGATTCTCACAAAAGCATGGGAAAGATACAAAACGGAGATGAGCAAATGAAAACAGTGATTGAGATGGCGCGTGAAGCAGAGGCTTATGCCGTTCCTATGACACCCGAAGGTGTTAAAAGTTCGCAAGAAAGGTGGAGAGGTTTTAACCAAGGCTATAAACAAGCCATAAAAGGCTGTGTTGATCTGTTAATGGTACAGCACGAAGCTGCAAAGGGAGCACATAATTACTGGCACGTTGCAGCTAACTTGATTGAAGCAGAATATGGAGTTCACAGTGACGATTGAGCATCTAATCGTAGGGGCTACCGGAGTAGGATACCTGATTGTAGGTGTGCTACAATGGAGCAAGGGAGAGATCTCTAACGGGATGATCTGGACGGGCTATGCCTTTGCACAGATAGGATTGTGGCTTAACATCAAGTAAAGGCTTGTATGCGTATTGTCTTGGACATTGAGACAAACCTAGCACATGACAAGATTCATGTAGCTGTAACCAAAGACATTGACACCGGAGAAGTAAAGACATGGAAAGTAGCCGACAACCTGCGGGAGTATTTAAAGGGCGTGTCGTTGATAGTCATGCACAACGGCATAAGTTTCGATGCACCAGTATTGAATCGCTTATGGAAGACGAAGATTCGTTTGAATCAAGTGTTCGATACATTGATAGTAAGTCGTCTTTTAGACCCGAGCCGCGAGACAGGACACAGCCTAGAAGCGTGGGGACGAACTCTAGGGTTCAACAAGATTGACTACACCGCCGTATGGCAGTGGATGATGGACAGGAAAGAGGAGTATAAAGGTGAGTGTTTCGACTTCCCTATTAGCGACCTTCTTAATCATTATTGCATTAGGGACGTTGAAGTTACTGCTAAGTTATATCTTCACTTGGTTAGTGAACTGGAGCAAAAACAGTTTAGCCAAGAATCGGTAGACTTAGAGCATCGTGTTGCATCAATCATTGCCAAGCAAGAAAGGGCAGGGTTCAAACTTGACCAGATCCACACAACCTGTTTACTTACTGACATCAAGTCAAAAGTGGCAGGAATATATGAGCGAATGCAAGAGAGATGGCCTCCAGTCACCCTTGAGCGATTCTCTGACAAAACTGGAAAGCGACTCAAGGACAGCGTGGTTACTTTCAACCCCGGAAGTAGACAGCAGATCGGCGAGCGACTGAAGGAACTTGGGTGGAAGCCCAAGGAGTTTACCGAGACAGGACAGCCTAAGATTGATGAAACTGTATTGGCTAATGTTAAGATACCAGAGGCTCAGGTCATTGCTGAGTACCTGATGCTTAACAAGCGTATCAGTCAGATTGAATCGTGGCTAGAAGCTGTAGGTAAAGACGGTAGGGTACACGGTAAGGTCATCACTAACGGTGCTGTTACAGGCCGGATGACACACAGTAGCCCTAACATGGCTCAGATCCCCAATGCAGGTTCCATCTATGGGCCTGAGTGCCGGGAATGCTGGTCAGTTGAGGATGGTAATGTGTTGGTAGGTTGCGATGCTTCAGGGTTGGAGCTTCGTATGTTGGCTCACTATATGAAGGATGATGGATATGTCAGAACTGTCTGTGAGGGATCATCTAAAGATGGAACGGATGTTCATACGGTTAACCAAAGAGCAGCAGGACTCGCTTCTCGAGATAATGCAAAGACTTTTATCTACGCCTTCCTCTATGGTGCGGGAGATGCAAAGATTGGTAGCATTGTGGGAGGCAGCGCAAGAGATGGATCAAAGCTCAAAGCAAAGTTCCTCCAGCAAACACCGGCCCTCGCTAAACTTCTCGAACGAGTCGGAAAGCAAGCCGCCAAAGGATGGGTTCCCGGACTTGATGGGAGACGTATTTGGGTTCGCTCAGAACACGCTGCCCTCAATTCGCTCCTCCAAGGTGCTGGAGCAGTCGTGATGAAGAAGGCTTTGGTCTTGTTTGACGACAAGGTTATAGCTAACAACTGGCAGATCAAGTATGTTGCCAATGTTCACGATGAGGCTCAGATCGAATGCCCTAAAGATATTGCTGAGGAGGTCGGTAAAGCCTTCAGACAGAGTATCATTGAGGCAGGTGAGGCTTTCAAGCTTAGATGCCCCTTAGACGGGGAATACAAGATTGGAAGAAATTGGAGAGAAACCCATTGACAGCAGTAAACTGCTTGACATTGCTGAAAAGTGATGTACAATATTAGGTAAGCGTTTGCAAGCAAACT